GGCGCAGCGTGTCGCCCTGTCAAGATTTATTTTGTGGGTGGTGCCATACCGCCCCACATCCCGATTTTGTATTTTGTCAAATGTCTATAGGGTACCTTAGATGCAAACATTGCGTTAATCGCCCATAGAGCCGCGCCTATGCCGTACAATTGTACGGGTACTACCTACCTACCGCAAAAAAAAAGAGGCGCTGCAAGCGCCTCTAATCGCGGTTTTGTGTAACGCGCTAGTTTAGCGCGTTACGTCTACTGTTTAGATATTCAAATGTTTGGTCATCCAATCCTGCGAATATTGACGCAATGCCTAGTCTGTTTTCTGGTAACAATGCCGCCTCACCCTCAATAGTGCGTGTCACTGATTGGATTGCCTCATATCCATTCAAATCATGATTGCCTTGGCTGGTACCGTATGAGTGACCGTAGGCCTGCTGATTGTGGCATATGATAGCGTCGTCACCATGTTGTGAGCGCATTTCAGATACCCTAGCGCGAATGGTGCTAGCGTCCCAACCTGTTACATTGGATATTTCAGAAACGGTAGCGCCACCGTCGCGCCGGATTGTTGACCACATAATGCCAATGCGTGAACCGTTACGATATGGCTGTTCTGGTGTGGATGTTTCAACAGTGCGGCTAGCGGTATAATCAATGCGGTTAGCGTCGCTATGTCTAAACATGGCATCAATAAGCAAACACCATGCTTCAAGCTTGGCAATCTCTAATGTAGCTTGATGTTGTCTAAACTCAATGGTGCCAACTCTTGCCCATGTATCAAGAGATACGCTTGCAAATTTGCGTCCTAATATTTGGTTTAATTCATTGGCGCTAGTCGCGTTGTTGAACTCGTTTTGATTGCGTCCACTGTCACCAATGCGGCGAATAGAATGGCAAAACCTAGCTTGACAACCATTCTCGCGCCGTGACGGTGCCAACAGTAAATCAACATCATTTTGCTGATTAGCGTATCTGATAAGCACATCCTTAACTAATGCCATTGGCATTACATCATGGCATTGATCATCAATGGGCATAAAGTAGCCACCATTCATGTGCATGCATTCCTTAGAGTGCAACCAATAGTTACGCGGTGAAATATCTTTTACCGCACGGTTGCCAATGTGGACATGTAAACCGCATCCCTTTTTTGATACCTTGCCACCATTGGTTTCAATAAATTGCATAACCGCGTTTATATCATCCAATGCGCCACCAGCGCCATGCGCTGGCATTGGTGGGAAAACTATTTCAACATCTACATTTGCTGATGCATCATATTTTACTTGTATCCAATCAAAACCGGCATCGGTCAACAATGTGCGCCATTGATCAACAGAGCGATATAAACCGCGTTTATTGTGGAATTCTAGCTCAACGCCAGCAGTTAAAAAGCTTGTGTTTGTTAAGTAAGTCATTGTTCTATTCCTTTTCTTTTTTGTTAGTCAGTTAAACCATGAAAGTCATATTCAACACATTGATCAATGCGATTGTGAAAATCACAAAACGATTTATCAATGTTCCCTTGATGCGCGGTGAATAATTCACCATCGCGCCAAGCGTCGCTAAATTCTATTTCATCGGCAGTACACTTAAAGCATTCTTGCAAATGATCCATTAAATCACTGCTATTTGCAAAATACAGAGTGTAATCAGGATAAGATGCGCCTATGTCAGTTTTGTAAAACATTGTTTTCATTACCTTTTTTCTAGTGTTGAAGGCCTACCTTCGGCCTCTTGTCCTATTTTATACCATGCAAACACTGCATAAACAAGGGCAATTGTTCGTATTTTTTGATTTTTTTTAATTATTGATCGGGCGGCCAGGCGCGTGCGCGTGTGAAAAAAGGCAGCCAACAACATAGCAGCTAAGACCGACCCCGAAGCCCGAAGCCCGAAGCCCGACCCGAAGCCCGATTCAACCCGGTGCTGCCTGGCTAGTCTCGGTAAAACCAGAACAATTGTTCGGGTTATGACCCGGTTGAAGGCGAGTGCTGCTTGGGACTGGGCAAAAAAAATGGGCCGCAGCGCTTGGCTGCAGCCCAGTAGAACCCGAACAATTTACATCCATATCCGATTCTCCTGCTCACCGAACCTTGCATTGTCCCGCGCATTATAGAGTTCCGAAGTATCGAGTCCGAAATCCCGATAGCCATCCAAAATTGTTCTGAAATAATGATGACTCGGCCCGTAATATCCCGCGTGATTCATCCGATACGTTAGCATCCCGTTGATCTCCACCTTGCGATAGAGTCCCGAAGATACGCCTTCATACCGATCAAGTGCGGCCTCGTCCGCTTCTTCAATACTCCAGATCCCGACAGGCAACAAGTCTTGCTCGTCCCCCTCTTCTATGTCGGCTACGCCCCGAAAGACAAGCCGCCAGTTCGGAAAGTACGCAGACCCCAACGCTTTCGCGGTGGGGCTACGCAATGCCATTTGGCTCTTGTTCAAGTTAGAGCCATAGGCGAAATATAGTTTACTCATTTATCTACCTCCATTCATTAACAACCTGTTCGCCTACGATATAAGCGTACATGTTCACCAGCCTTTCAGGGTTGGACAAATCAGTTGTTACCTCACCAAAGTTGTCTTGTTCGTATTCTTTGATGGTGTTGATGATTTCAAAAACCTTTTCACCCATCCACTCAATCGCTTTTTGCGTTCCAATAATGTAGTAGTCCATATTGAATGCGTGGTGGTGCCAATCGTCTTTATTATCTTTTAGCCACTCAGCGTCCTGCTCTTTCATCCAGTCAACGAAGTGTTCTTTGATTTCTTCATACTTGTAATACATGGCTTTTGCCCTCCTTTGTGAGTGTAGAAGGTGCTGTTCGCATCACTGGTCGGCGGTCATCGCTACCTTCTACTCGTATATTTATAAGCAATCATTGCAACACTGTCAACAGGAAAAGAAAGAAAAAAAGAATTTTTTTTCAACGGGTGCCAGGCAGCAACGCAGCGAACAACCAGAACAATTGTACTGGTTTTAAATCGAGACGCAGCCGGAACAAAAAAATACCCGGCTCTCGCCGGGTCAGGTAATGAAAATGTTTCTCCCCTCTAGTCGTGTTTAGAATTGCGCCTCATATTTTGCGGCATGCGCTGGGTGAGTCTCTTCAAAATCAACTAACTTATCAGCCGCTGCAGCCAACGCCTTAACTTCGGATGGTGTGTTGGCTGGTTTGTAACCATCAAGATAGATGGAAAGCATTGCTTCATAAGTTTTGACGTATTCATCGTATGTCATTGTGCAACCCTCCTGTTTAAGTGCAGCCAGTGAGCGGGATAACCCATAAACCCATCTCACTGGCTTACTTATTATATATAGCAATCATTGCGACACCTGTCAACAACAAAAAGCACAAAAAAATAAAAAAGTATCATTTGGTACAAAACCGCAGCCAACTGGGACGGCAAAAACAACACGAACAATTGTACTGGTGAATCGAAGGCCGGGAGGTCGCTGCGGCCAAGAGTCCGGGCGCCGGGAGGGTTTCTTCCAGGGGAAAACGCAGCCCGATCCCGAACAATTGTACGGGTTTTAAAAAAAACCCCGGCAGCGCGTGGCTACCGGGGAGTCTCTTCTAAGGGAGGAGCCTATAGAATGACCCCGACCCCGACTTGTTGTCAAGCCCGATCCCGATCAAACCCCGATCCCGATGCCCCGAGCAGCAGCCCGATGACCCCGAAGACCCCGAACCCGAACAATTCTACTGGTACAGGCCCGGGAAAACCCGATGGTCGCCGTTCCCTCCCCCCGCACGGGGTGTTTCATGGGAATATCTGGGCTATACGCTATCTTTGACTATATCTTGTGGCTCATGTTCTATTATGTCCATATCTGGTGTTACGTTCCTCATGCGTGACTCAGCTAAACGCTTGTACTCAGCCAATTTGTTCGCAATATCCTGTTTCGTGTTCGCTGTGATTTCCTCCTTGACAACGTGCTGCTTATTGATCAGTAGTCCCGCTGCCTTCAAACGCAGCTCTTCTGCCCTCAACGCATCGCTGAATTTGCCCATCTCCCACGCCTGATCCCGAATCTTTTTTAGATCCCGAATAGATTTATCGATTGTTACCCCGAAACGAGCCTGTGTCTCCAGTCTCATCTCTTGTAGGCGTTCTGCTACGACCGGGTTACGCAGAAGCCGTACAGCTTGCACTGTGGGGTTTTTGTACCCTGCTTGCCTAGCCGCTTCAGTCTGTGTCATATCCTTATGCAGATACATATCCAGAAACTGTTGTTGCTGTGGTGTTAATCTTTTGTGTCCAGCTAACCGCTGTTCCTTTGGTAGATCTTCTCCGACATTCGGCATTACGCCCCTCCTAAGTAGAACAATTCTTCTGGTTACTGGTGCAGCAACCACACGTTACAGGGTATAGGTTTGTTTATACCTATACCCCTATGTAATAGGGTAAAAAACCCAAACCTTAAACCTTGAGCCTTTTCAATAACTTACGACCCCTATTTTGCTTTGTTTGTGCTATCATTGCAAACCCAAACCAAAACCTCTTAACCCATTGATACATAACAACTTTATTAACTTTGGGGTACCAACTTTGGGTTTCTAAACTTCTAAACCAAAACAAGAACGTATCAAGAACACCTCCCATTAACATAATAACAATCTACGCAATTGCCATTTGAAACCAGACGATCTGAAACATGTCCATGTACACAGGCATTACCAGTAAAGAATGTTTTTAATCCCTGCTCTTTGGCTTTATCACGACTGATCGTTTGTTTGTACGATGGATTGTCACTCACCAATCTAAGAGCATCCTTGATTTCTTCTACTGTAGGTACCTTCATTCTATTTTCCTTTCCATGTAAGGTATGCTCCCGAACCCATCAGCACTGCTCCGATCATCAGCAGTCCGACATGTAACCAGAACGCTTGAAAGTCATGCGGCATAGGCTCGACTGCTGACATCAGCAGCACGAGTAAAAACCCAATACCAGTCATGTAGTTTCCTGTCTTAAATCCCATAACCAACTCCTTTACCTATATCCCCTGCTGTTGGGCAATCCAAAATTTCTATCAGGGTCATTACGTCTATTGGTTCCATACTTCTGTCTTAGCTTCACGCTAAACATTACAGAGTCGGTTCCAACTTCTCGCACCTTCCCTGTTTTGTTATTAGTAACTTCAAAGTAAGGCGTAAAACTACCCATTCGCGTTTTGCCAGAATTGCTACTGTATGTTCCATTCCATAAACGCTTTTTAATTGTAAAATGCCTTGATTGCAGTGTGTGGCATCCTTTGCCAAATTTCTTCCAGAAAACCTTGTCCAGAAAATAATCACACATCATTTCGTAATTAGTCATCTGATCTGGGTCTTTTGCCAGTAAGTCCAGTCTATCTTCATAAGCTTGCTTATTTGGATAGGTTAGCTTCTTACTAATCTTTACAGGCATGGCATCCTTTTTTGCTTTACGCTCTGCTTTCTTGCGCTCTTGTTCTTTGCGTTCGTTGTAATGATGCAAGGCTGATTTAGCATCATAGACTCCAATATTTTCCATTCCGCAATCTTCATTGGGGCATGGTGGAATAAAAACAGGCACCCCTTCTTCAATATCGTTAAATTTAATATAGCATGGAGCGCCAAACATTGATTGCTTCTCTTTGCTGTAATATCCATAAAATGTGGTTCCACACCATTCGCAACCTAAATGCCGCCGCTTTTCGTATATTGGTTTCAACATGTTATCTTTTACTTGTTGCAAAACTTCAAAACCGCCCATCACTCGCCTTCCTTTCCATCGCTAATAAACAGAAATCCAGGGTCATTGCCCTCTGGGTCACAACTGACCTCAATAACCAAAGCCCCCAACTTGGGATGCACTAATCCGAATGTAGGGTATCCATCATCACCCATCCAGAACTTGGTAATCTTAGCCCCTTCCAACTGACCGTAATATTTTTGCCAGTAATCATCACTTCCATGTCTTTCGTAATTAGTCATTTCATGCCCTCCAGTAAAAAAGCTATTACATCAACTGTAAAGCCGTTGCCCAACATTTTGTATCTTTGTGTATTTGATACATGGTTGGTGTAGTTATCTGGAACGGTCTGCAACCGTTCACACTCGATTGGCGTTAGTTTACGCCACATAAGACGCATGTCATCGCTATACGCATCTGGATAGCGTCCTGTTGGCAATGGGGACACGAGCGTATCTTTCTCCACCGTTGACAGGCATCTAGCCTTACCCTTGGTATCATGCACCTCTAGGCACTG